AACTTTTTTTACTCTACTTCTTAAAATCGTTTAAATTCATTATTGATGCTTGGCTCTCGTCTATCAAATAACAAGGCTTTAGTACTTTCTTTTTAGTCCATAGTGTAGTGTCTGGGCAGTACATATCTTTTGCCTTTAAGTCCTTTAAGTTATTTAACCAGAACATATAATTTCCTTTAGGGTCATTTACAAAGTATAATGCTATCTTACCTGTTTCTATTAGCTTATTGTATTTGTAAACTTCAAGCATCTTATCTTTATACCAAGTCTTTCTAAACTTCATTTCAATAACAACCTCAGTACCTTTTGGACTTGTACCTATAGCATCGAAATGCTCAAAACTATCTCCTGTGTGTGTTAAGTTCCAACCATCAAAGTTTAGTAACATTATCACAGCTTTCTCCCACTTATGTATATCTTTAATCATATATCTTATCTATGTCTGCTATCCATTGTACAAGTCGAGCTGGATTGCAAGAACAAGGCTCGTGATATTTATGGTCGTAGTATTTAGCGTGTAACTCACACAATAGTTTATATTGGTCTTGTGTTAGTTTACTTTTTACCTCAGCTTTAAATTGTTTCCAGTTATCTTTATCTATTTCTTCCATAAGTCTAAATCAATATCAGTCCATTCGTTTAATTTGCGTTGTCTTTCTTCGCAGCCACAACTATCTCCCCAAATCTTTTTTACTATGTAGCGTATTCCTGTGTACTTTGTTATGTAATATACTATATCTCCTAATCTCATAATTGTTCTTTTATGTGTTTTAAAGCGTTTCTATATGTATTGTATAAGCTATAATAACTTATCTTAGTATCTCTACTTAGCGAGGCTACAGACTTACCAGAAGCAACTAAAGTAAATACTTTACTATCATACCAATACATCTCACTAAGTATGTTATCTATAAAGTCTTTACGTTGTGCATATTCTATTTCGTCTATTCCTAATTCATCTATTTGTCTTATCTCTCCCTCTATGTCCTCTAAGTATGTCTTTAACATTCTTGCTTGTTTCTTGTGCGTATTAAGGTAAATACCCCTTAATATTTTATAGCAATAGTAGGTATTTATGTCGTCATTATACCAAAGGTCTAAACCTTTTTGTATATCGCATATAAGCTGGATATACATTTCCTGTACAATATCCTCAGCATAGTTTTTATTAGCACCGAATGATTTAACAATGTTAACCCAATCGCTGTGCTTATCGTAAGCAAGTTCTACTAATGATTTCATTTTATTTAAAATTTAAGTCTAATTCAGATATTTTCATACTATAACTATCAGCTTTAAATTTGAATTTACTTCCGTTTGGGTCTATATCTCCTTTTTTTCTAAATACAGCAGTATTGTAAAATTTATCTTTAGCTATGAATCCATACAGATAGGCTTTTTTATAATCATCTGCCATACCAACAAAACAATAGTAATCACATTTTTGTTTAGTGTTAAATGCAAAAAGGCTCATAGTCCAATTACTATTTGGTGTTTGATTTGCACTATGCCTTTTAGTTTTTACATCTATCTTTTTATTTTTTATAATTAAATCATAGTCATAAGTATTTTCTTGAATAGCATTATAATATTGTCTAACTAAAACTTCTCCTAATGCACCACATTTATTACCCTCTCCTTGTGTAATACTATTGTTTAATATTCCAAATTCATATAGCTTTTTAGCTTCTGAAATACTTTCTTTTGTTATTTTTAATTCTATCATAATTTTTTAGGTACATAATATTCTAATGGATCGTATATCTCTCCTACTACAAAAGGTAGTCCATATTCATTTATACTAAAGCTAAATGTTTCAAATGAGTAACCTCTTGACCTTTTACACATAACTGTAACCCAGTCTTTATTAGTTGTGTTTAATTCTATCTCTATAACAGTTTCCGCCTTTTTTTCAAGGAAGCTACCTAAATGTCCTGTGCCAAGTTTTTGACTACCATAGTTCTGGTGCATAACTAACATTATATGAGTATTATAATGTGTTGATAATTGCATAAGTTTTGCAACCATTTCATTACAACTTAAAAGGTCATTGGCATCAGCGACTAAATCGGCTGCACCATCAATAAAAACCATTCCTGTTTCTTTTCCGTTTTCTTTATTTTGTTTTAACGTCCATTCTATAAACTCTAATCTTTGTTTGTAGTTTAAAGTTCTTAATGCATATGTATGATAACATCCATTGTCTTTTATGTTAGCCATATCTAATGTTCTACGAAAGCAACGAGATGCGTGGAAGTGTCCTTGCTCTGTATCAAAGTGCATTAAACATTTGTCTTGTCTATGTCCTCTTATATTACCACCAAAGTTATTACCATCACTTAAATATACAGATGCAAGTAGTGATATAAAAAATGATTTTTTCGATTTTGGCGGAGCTGTGATATAGCTTATATTTCCCGTTGTGCATATTGGTATTGCATATGTTTTTTCTCCTTTTTTAGTCTGTATTGTCTTTTCTCCGTAACTCAATGCAACAGGTGGGTACTCAATATCTAAAGAAGTGTCAATAGTACACTCCTCTTTTATGAGTTCCATTAGCATTTCTTGAGTTGTTTGTTCTTCGGTCATTGTTAGTTTTTGTTTATTTTTTTCATAAGAATATGATATGACTTCAATGTTTTTTTGTTTTTGCAATTTATACATAAAACACCATAGCATTTTGCTTTACATTGTTTACATAATTTTTCTTTTGACATTGCTTTGTTTTTGTTAAAGGTATAAAAAAAAGGGGTTAAAAAACCCCTCTTTAGTAAATTAAATTAAAATGGTAAATCAGCTACCTCTTTTTGCTGAGGTGCTTGTTCAGCCTCTTGCTCTCTTTCTGCTAACACAATATTGTTATCAGTCCATACAACTTTTCCGTTGCCTAAGTAATGACGTTGTTTCTTAGCTTCTCTTTCTTCTTTTGTTTGGTTAACATATACGCTTGTGTTGTTTCCGTATCTTGTTTCATCATTTACTGCCATAGTAAGGTTTACATAAACATTACCATCTTTACCAGCAATAAACTTTTCTTTTGGTAGCTTAGCTACGTTTAAACTAAAATTAATTAATGCACTCATATTTATTTATTATTTAAGGGTTTTATATTCTGTTTTAGGTTTCTTAAAGCTCTCGCTTTCATCTTCTCCAAATACTCCAAGTTCATAGAAACCTGTAAGTTTAAGGACTGCTCTACTCATAGCTCGTTTCTCTGCCATCTCAGCAACGTACCAAGAGTTAGTATTTGATTCTTTGTAAGTATCTCCTTTTAACGCACTACCAAAAGTTTCTATTGTTGCATTGCCTTTAGTAGCTATAGCTTTAAATACAGCATAATTTGGCTCACATCTTATAACTTCATATTTTATTTGTATGTTAGCTTTTGCTTGTATAAGGTCTATCCCAGCTCGACAGATAATTGTGTAGTGCTGATGTTTAAAAAAATGTTCAGATTTAAGGTCGTAGAGTTCATATAACTCTTTTAATCTATTTTTGTTCATTGTTGTTTGTTTAAATATTCTACTTCTATTATTGCTTCTAAGTATTCTACTCTTTTTTCTAATGCTTGTATTCTTGCATTTAAGAAATCTATTGTTTCGTTTGAGGCTACTCGTTTTACATCTTCGTAATGTGTCATCTTATATGTCTTTAAAATAAACAAAAGGATTTATATTACCAAATAAAAACTGTAGATTTAAAACACTTGAATATCTTAAATCAGATACATAAGTTTCAGATTCTAATGCTTCTACTATTATACTAACTAAGTCTGGTTCTGATATGTTCTTAACTTTAAGAGCATCTTTGTAGTGGGGTTTAAGCCTATCATACAGGCTAATCATTTTGTAAGTCATTGTAATTGTTTTATTGTTTAACCCAAAGCTACAAATTATTTTTTAATAAACAAAATATAAACAAAAAAAACCACCAATTAAGGTGGCTCTTTCTATAGCTGGTTAGCTATTAAACAAAAACAAAGACAATTCATCTTATACAAATATAGGTATTATATCTTATACCTAAAAGTTTTGTTGCTTTTTTATTTCATCTAATTTAGTCTTATAAGTATCGTATATTTCTTGCCACTCTGGGTCTGTAAGTTTTAGTACACCTCTTGACTTTTGTAGTAGTTCTTCAGCTAATTCAATACCTATATTTAAAGAATATTCTAAAATTCTACCCTCTTGAAATCGATTACATTTTCTGCATTGTAAATTAACATTACGTTCATCATATCTTGTTATAAGATGTTGTCTGCTTATTAGGTGTCCAGCATCACTTTGAGAAAAATGTATAGGCTTTTTACAAGAAACACAAGTACCCATACCTGTATTGTTATCTACATCTCTACGCCTAATGTATTCGTGGAATGGTTTGTCAATCTTATTCTTCCAATATTTTAAAGTCTTTTTTTTTGGCATTAGAATAGATTTCAGATGTCATTATTTATTATAACTTTTTATTACTATTTTTTTATACGTATATTTATCTATTTATTTATACCTAAATATAAATTTTAATAATAAATGGTGTAAAGTTATATCTTTATTTTTTAATAAAAAAATTTATTTTTTCCATTGCTTAGTAATCTTCTCAGCAGACCTCATACCAAAGTACCCACCATATACTAAAAGCATAAGAGAAGATAGTAAATCTATCCAATGAGAATCTATATTAAATCCCTCTAAAGTACTATCTAAAATTATATATATAAATAATGTAGCTGTTAAGAAAGCAAGTGTTAATGGTCTTATATTGCGTGTTAAGTAGCTATCTGTTTGATTATCGCTTACCCATCTCTTTGTAGTTTCTTGCATCTCTATCATATCATACCTCAACTCCTCTAATAACATTTGCTTATCAGTTTCGCTTAGTCCAGTATCGCCCTTAATCTTTGTAGATAATTCATTAAGAGCTTCTATGCCTGTAACATTCCCAGCTATAGTTAATATCTCTGGTGCTACTTCCTTACCTTGTTTTACAAGCCATCTAAGAGCATCTCCTACTCTTGTAGTTCCGTTCTTTTTCTTATAATCACCCATTCCACCTTGCTTTAGTCTTTCTTATATCATAATGTACAAACGTATCATATAAGCCTAATCCACCTTGAAGTATATAACCCATATCAATTAATTCTTCTATAATCATAAATACCTCAGCTGGTTTTAAACTCTGTATAGTTATGTCTGCTGCTTTACCTAATAAGTGCTGTGATGTTTTAGACCCACCTACTTTAGCATTATGTTCTGGGCATCTATAAGCACTATTAACAGTTATAGGTCTGCCAGTATAATCTCTAAGAAATTGAAGTTGATTAGCAAGTTTTATTATATTTTCATAAACATCAAATGGCATTTCACAACCACCTTTGCACTCAAATTCTTCTATTCTAAAGTTTTTTGTCATTCTTTTTTTTATGTGTATCGTATATCTTTTGCAATGTATATGCAATAGACACCAAAAGAAGTATAATTTTCAAACTATTCTCAACAGCAGTAAAACTAACACCTAAAGTAACAACGTTTAAACAAGCTAATTTTATATCCTCTAAATTCATATCATTAAAGCCTTTAAAAAGTTATTCCATTTTGCAATTAACCAAAATTTAAACTGCTCTAACTTGTCTGCTAAGTACCTTAGTCCTTTAATCATTTTATTACATTTTATTTGTTTGATAATCCACCCCATAAAAGCTATGTACTCCATTACCATCTGCTACTCCAACTGCATAGGATTTCCAACCATAAGGGTGTTCTTCTATTCCTTTCCACATAACATCTATGTGGTATTTTTCACTAAATACATTTGGTTTTATTTCATTACCCTCTGCATCTATTTCGCTTTGTTCTAAAACTATATGACCAAGTTTTACTATAGCGTGTGGATGATTTTCTTCTAAAGCATCTATTTTAGTATTTGCTTGTGCCTCATCTACAAACTCGTATTTACCTATCTTTATCATAATGTTGTTAGTGTTTCTAATTCGCTATCAGTTAAGTATGTGTCGTAGATTCTGGCATCATATACTTTACCCTCAAAGTATCTATCTGCACCAGTTTGACTTGCAAAATTAAATCTGTTAAAACCAGTAGGAACAACAACATTTGTAGTGATAGACCTTACTGCACCATTAATAAATACCTTAAATTCATTTTCTTTAAATTTTAAAGCTACTTTGTTTCTTTGGTTTATATTAAATTCTGAAGTTATAATTAAATTCAGCTGATTTGAGCCATTGTAAACTTTAACTCTTAAACTATTAAGCTCATAAGTAAACGTGATATAATTATTAGTTGTGCCATCACTTAGACTAATAATATTATAATCTAAATAAGGAGGATTAAAGCTATTTACATCAACAAAAAATGTACCCTCTGTAATATTAAATAAATTAACATCTCCAGCATCAGTACAAACATCTGCGTTTCTTGTTACAATTGAATTTGCTGGTGTTTCTATATAGCTTGATAAGGTTTTGCCTTCTTCTACTTGACAACCCCACAAATAAACAAAAGCACTTGTAGAAGTATCTGAAGCATCTATTTGACCAGTTGTAGCTCTTGGACTAAAATAACTTCCAATAGTAGCAGCAGCATCTGTATTGTAAACAACAGAAAGTCTGTACCAACCATTACCATAATTTTCTACTTTAGAACTTGTTATTGTGAAATCTGCACCAGCCACACTTGTTGTTAAAGTTGTATTGCTAAATTGAAAAATAGCATCAGCTCTATTTGGGTAAGTGCCTTGCATCCTAAAAGCAAAAAAATCGCCCTCGCCCTGTTTGACGAAAACAGAAGTACAAATGTCTAACTGTGCAGATGATGACTTAGAAGCAGCATCAGAAAGGTAATTGTTTGTACCACTTGTTGAGCCTCTTTTTATTTTATCAGCATTTAATTCTCCAGTAGGAGATATTATTTGATTTGCAGTAACAGTTAAGTCTGCTTGTTTAGTCCAAGCTGCATTGTCAAACTGCTCAGAATAAACTTGTCTGTTTGTTCTAAGTGCTTCTAATAGTAAACTCGGACAGTTGCTATTTAACCAATCAAGTCTTGGTATATCGTTTGTTGAAGCACCTATAGTTTCTATAAGCCCATCTTTATTAACTCTTGTACCAGCACCAACTCTAACAAAGTCAAAATCTCCTGTACCATCATTTGGCAATACAGAATAAACTTTATCTTCATTATATCCACTTGGTATAAGTGCTAAAATAGGGTTATTCATCTTCTTCTTTTGGTAGCGATTCGTTTAGTATTTTTACAATCTCTTGAGCTTGTGGTAATACTGCGATAGGCATATTATTAATAACTTGATTTACTCTTGCAATTTGTTCTTTAGTAATTTGCATAATT